CCTTAACGCCTTTTCATAACAGCCCCCTCCAGCTACACAGCATAAACCCCCCCATTACCAGCTTGGAACCTTACATGCTGGGGACTTATATCTGGATATGTAGTCTGTACTATACGCACAATCACACTATAAATAAAATATTTCATGATACTAAACATTGTAAAAGCACTTAGATAGGAGGATAGCTGTAACTAAATATCTTGGAGTCCCGGGAAAGAAGAATTAGGGACTCCTTTACTTTTATATGGTATAATACATAAAAACCTGACAAAGGAGTAAGTATGGTAAGGAAACTGCTAGAGAAATGTCCTGTATGTGATGGCGTTGGAATTCTCCCTCATGACTTCTATGATGTAAATGAATTTAAAAGTGCTTCATCGAGTACCCTACCGGCTACCTGTAGATCCTGTTTTGGTAGTGGTCTTATAACAATATCTGAAGAAGAGGAGTAAAGATGATAGTAATATCAAGTAAGCTGGGAATGGTAATAAGGTTTGAGGGTATCCAGGAATTATCAGCAGTAACTAATAAACTGATCGCTTACAGGAATGCTGTAAAACAGGAAATGAGAATAAGTCCTTTCTATGACCTGGTGATTGCAGATGATAAATTGGTAGGGGCCCAAAAGAGGGCAGCAGTAGAAAAGTTTTCCAGAGCTACCGGTGCTATTACAATAAAGGAGATTCATGAGGAGCCTAAGAAATCATGAAAAACTTTCATATAAGGAATATTTTTGGAAATGCTTTTAATCAACACATGATGGCAAAAAGTAAAGTTATGACAGATAGATCTATGCCTGAAGGTGATATTTATATCTACACAAAAGATTGGGGAAAGCTTAAAATAGATAATGAAAAAGGTTTTGGTGTAATGTTTGGTGACGATTTAATATTTGTAAGAAAGGTGGAAGAATGAAATTCAGAAAGATGCGGACTTATGTAGAGGGAAGCAGGAATAATTTAAAGGCAAAGCCTGGAGTAATGGATATAGGAGTAGATGAAGCTTCTGAAGAAGCTCCTGATTATTCAGGACCATCAGTTAAGAAGTCTTCAAGTAAGAAGAAATCTAAAAAGAAATGAAAGCACAATTAGTAGATGGAAAAAACATTCAGTATGATAAGGTACTGGAAGAAAAGAACCTTCCTGACTACTGGTACAGGAAATACCAACTGACCCTTTACCGGTGGAGAAGATACTACGGAATAAAATCCAGATCAAACACAAACCCCATGTTAGACGTATTAGTCGAAAGAGCTGCACTAATGCATACCAAGATGCAGTATTACGAATCTCCTGACTTTGAGACTGATACCGGAGTGAAGATAGAAAATCCTTTATATATGGGAGAGTATGATAAGATGGTAAAGTCCATGCTAAAGACTATAGACCAGATACAGAAATATACTGAAACAAAACCAAAGGCTACCTCAAAGAGTGTAAGTCTTGATCTTAAATCTACTGTGAAAGAACTGGAGAAACTAAAGGATGCAGAACTCGACAATGAGATTAGATCACTTATCGGAGGAACAGAAACTGAAATTGAATCTTCTGTTGAAGGAGAAGAGGAAGAGACAGAAATCTCCGGATGATGATCCCAGGGCAGCAAGAAGATGGATAGAAAAATATGCTTATATCCAGACAAAGAAACAAAATATAGAGTTAATAAAACTTAACAGGGCCCAGGATGAATACCAGAAGATAGTAGAAGCTCTGATAAAAGCAGGACTTCCAGTACGTATCTGTGTACTAAAGGCCAGGCAGCTAGGGATATCAACTGTTACACAATGTAATAATGCCTATAGTGCTACACAGTTTCCCAATAAAAGGGCAAAGACTATTTCATACTCAGGAGAGTCGGCAGCGGATCTTTTCGATATGTCCGAAAGGATTTACCGGCTTCTCCCTGAAGATAAAAAACCTCCGATAAGATACCATACAAAAACAAAACTTGTATTCCTGGATAAGGACAATAAGGATGATTCTCTTGACTCCAGGATCATAATAGATACCGCAAAGAACCTCTACTCAGGCCGGTCCCAGACTATCCATAACCTGCATATATCTGAAATGGGTATGATGCAGAATGTAGCAAAGCTCCTTATATCACTTATGAATGCTGTAGCAGATGAACCAAATACCTCCTCTACTGTTGAGTCTACGGCTATGGGAGCTGACAACTTCTTCAAGGAATTCTGGGACTCATGCTCTACACTTGAAGAGGTACTTACTGGAAATGTTGATACTAATAACGGAAAGCGTGACTATGTAAAACTATTCATACCCTGGTTTTATGGTGAAGAATATGTAAGGAAAGCTCCTAAAAGCTTCAGGCTTTATAACTATGAACATGAAAGGTTTGGTAATGAGAAAGAACTTGAGAAGATCTACCATTGGACTAAAGAACAATTTGCTTTTAGAAGATGGGCCATAATAAATGTCTGTAATGGAGATCTTGAGATATTTCACCAGGAGTATCCATCTAATCCGCTGGAAGCATTTGTGGCTGGTGGAAGGATGCGATTTGATAAACCTGCTGTCATGTATTATGTAAACAATGTAAAAGAACCGGAAGCTATAGGAGAACTATATGAAGCAGAAACAGAAGAACAGGCAAAAGAACACTTCGGAAAAAACATCCCTGAGATATTATTTGAAAAGAATCCTTCAGGATTATTTTACATATGGGAGTACCCCGACAGCAAATGCGATTATGTTATTGGTGCAGATGTCGCAGAAGGAATTGAAGTTGTCCCCGGAGACACTAAAAGAACTGACTATTCAGTCGCATCCGTCTTTAAAAGAGATCCGTTTAAAAAGGTGGCACAATTCAGAGGAAAAGTGGAACCAGATATATTTGCTGATTACCTTTATCTACTTGGATGGTACTATAACCTCGCTTGGATATGTTGTGAGAAAAACAAAGACGGCAATTATGTTAATAAATTACTTGATGAAAGATACTCCTACGTCTTCTACAAGATCATACTGGATGAAAAAACTGAACGAAAAACTCGTAAAGTCGGCTGGGTTACGGACACTATTTCAAGACCTATCATGGTAGGAGACCTGGCTAAAGTTATAAGGGAAAAGACCATGATAAACTATAGTGAAGACTCGGCACAGGAATATTTAAACTTTATAATCAATAAGAGAGGAAAGCCGGAAGCTAAGTTTGGAACCAATGATGATGTAGTGTTTGCAGATGGACTTGCTCTTGAATGTCATATACTGATGCCAGTCGTTACTAGGGTAAGAAAGAACTTCAATAAGAAGGTATTCGGGTACAGGAGACATAGATAGAAAGTAATCTAAATTGATTACTTAGTAATCTAAATTGATTACTTTTAGTAATCAGTATTGATTACCACAAAAGAAAAGAAATATACATACGTATTTGAACTCATTGACAAATACATAACAGGTAGTATATTATACCCTTATGGCATCTAGTAAAACAGAAACTGGATCATTACTAGATACTTTCGGAGCACTTAAAGATAAGCGGACAGGGTATGACGATAAGTGGACTGAAAACTTTAAACGGCTCTTCATGTATAAGGAATATACCGAAGAAGAAGCCGAAGATATCCTACTCGGAATTAAAGCCGATATAAAGCAACCCAGAGAACTTTCACACATTGAAACCAAAAGGCCCAGAATAATAAATACCATATTCTCTTATGATCCAATAGCAAGGGCTATCCCCAGGACAGAAGATTCTGTAGATAAAGCCAAAGCTGCAGAAGCACTTACCAATCAGATAGTCAGAAAAAAATTATATGTACCATTTTTCCATGCCCTTACCCAGGCCCTCTATACAGGGACAGGAATATTTGGAATGGGTATGAATACAGTAATGGATGGTAATGCTGAGCTGGATGATGTATTTTTTGAGTATTGTGACATATTTGGATTTTATGTGCCTGACGGATATCTTGAGATATGGCAGGCTCCCTTCATATTTAGAAGGATGTTAAAACCCAGATCCTATCTTGAAAAGCATTCAGACCGGTATAAGAATATTGATGATATACCAAAACTTGGAAGCACAAGTGAAATAATCTCTGACTCCTATTATGTTGAAAGACAGAATATACTTGGATTTAACCAGGGAGCAAAAGAGACCAATAGTGCATTGGGATCTAAAAATAAAGATGATGATATTATAGAGCTGGTGGAAAGATGGGAACCTGATCGAGTATATACAGTAGCTAACCGGAAAACTGTAATAAGGGATGCTGACCACAAAAGAGGATTTATTCCTTTCTATGGAATAAAGAACTATCCTACTGAAAACACTTTTTATGGACTGTCTGAGTTTGATATGACAGGAGATACCTTTGAATACCAGGAAGAGTCGAAGAATTTGAGGGTAGATATAATGAGAAGGGTAGCTTATCCGGCAGTTTTGGTATCAGATAAGGCAAAAATAGCTGACTCTGACCTGGTAATAAGGCCATACCAGGTAATAAGAACTGCTGACATGGAAGGATACAGGGAAGTACAGAGAGCTGAAGTAAAGAAATCCCTGTATGATGAAGAATTTATTGGTAAGCAGGACCAGGAAAACCTTACAGGACTCTTCTCTTATATAAAAGGTGGGGATGCTCCCAGAGCTGAGACGGCTACTACCGGACTTATGATGAAAGAAGCCGGTATGGAAAGGATCAATACTGCTATATTCTATAACTCTGAATCCTGTCTGAAACCCCTTTTCTCAAATCTTTTTACAATGCTTAAAGATAACCTGAAGCTTGGAATGTGGGCTGAGGTAGTGGATGAAAGTGGAAATCTTTTCCCCAAAAAACTTAAACAGGCCGATATAGATGGAATATTTGAATGGGTAATATCTGCCTTTGAGATAAAAAGTATTGCTGATATTAACCTGCAGCAGAATATGATGTCTCTTTATGACAGGTATCAGAAATCTTCTAATGTAAACCTGTATGAACTTGATAAGCTTATGGCAAAGACATTTAATATCAAGAATACAAATGATCTTTTAATCAAAGGACCTCAAAAGAAGATACTGGATACCATAATAGCAAATAAGGATTTTGCTCAGATGATGCTTCAAATAGTTGAAGATCCCCAGAGGATAGAAAGATTTTTACAGATAATGGGAAATCTCTCAAAACCGCAGCAGGGACAGAATCCCGGGAATGGACAGAATCCTGGACAGCCTATAGTACAGGGACAGGCAGGAGTGAACATGGAATCTCCTGTATCTACAATGGATGCAGGATCCAGGGAACCTATTGGAAGCGTGGGAGTAAGGAGTGATCGTGCAATATAGCTCAAGGATAAAACAAAAGACACTTGAAGAGCTTTCTCCGGATAGGAAAAAGCAAATAGAGGTAGCAGAACTTCTCTATGATATGACAAAGAATCATGGAGGTTGGAAGATATATGAGAATTGGTTGTCAGACCAGTATGAAGAAGCTTTTGCCAAGCTGAAGACATGTAAGCCTGAAGAGCTTCTTGAGTACCAGACTGCTATAAAATATATAGAGTCTATAAAGGGATGGCTGACAAACACTATAGAAAGAGGGATCAAGTTGAAGACAATTTTAGTATCCGAGACAAAGGAAGGTAAGTAATGGCAGGTGAATTAGACAATAATGTAATGCCAGACAGCGGAGAAATTCTAGGAGAAGAAGCTTCGCAGCAGTTTGATGCTCCTGACACAGGCGGAAGTGATCAGGACACAGGGAGTACGGAAGATTATTCATTTTCCAGGTGGCAAAGGGAAAAGGGATACAAAGATCCGGATGATCTGGGAAAAGCTTATGGACATGCAAATAAGCATATAACTGATCTGGAGTCTGAGAATGCCAGATTCAGGGAGTATATACAATCGTCTATACCCTGGATTCAGTACGCAGAACAGAAATATGCTGAAGAGTTAAGGCTGAAAATGCACAGAGAGTAGCTGATTCCGGAGGGAAGGATCCAGCAGATATCAGAAACATGGTAAAAGAAGTGGCATCAGAACTAATAGGACCACAGATAAACAAGCTGACTGCTGACGTATCAAGATCCAATGTAAGGACTATCCTCAAGACCATGAGGGAAGATAAGAAAAATTTTCCTTACATGAGCAAGGAAACTGAAGAGGAAATGAATAAAGTCCTGCAAATGACAAACAGGGCCTTTCCAGTATCAGAAGAAGGAATCCGTGAGTTGTATAATGCAGCCGTAGGAAGAAGACTGCCGACAATATTAAACGAGTTTAGAAGCAGGGTAACTGATGAAATATCTGAAAACCTTGAGAACAGGAAAAATGGTTTCTTTGAATCTGACAGGATCGGTGAAACAGGAAATGTTAAAAATGCTCATAAAAATATAGTAGACAGTATAGTGAATGCTTCTTATGGCAAGAGTCAAATCTAATAATAAGGAGTAAAATTAAATGGTAACAACGATAACAGGTGCACGAAGTACCAATAACATTAACTCATCCAGGATCGTTGTTGATATGTCCCAAAAGATATATGAACTTGATCCGGATACTGCTCCCCTGCTTACCTTAACAGGTAATATAGGGAAGTCGCCTACTCATAATCCAAAGTTTGAATGGATGGAAGACGACTTTGCTCCAGTATGGGATGCAGTAAATAACGCAGCAGGTATTACATCAAGTGATACTACAATAGAAGTAGATAATTGGGCCTATTTTGAAGCAGGTCAGTTGGTTAAAGTACCGAGAACTGGTGAGGTTATGAGGGTTACAGCAGCAACAGCCAGTCCTATTACAGTAGTAAGAGGGATAGGCTCAAGCTCTGCAGCAGCTCTAGTAGATAATGAACCTCTCCTGATCCTGGGAGATTCCAACGAAGAGGGTGCATCGTCCAGGGATGCAAAGACAATACAGGTGACTAATGAGTATAACTATACTCAGATCTTCAGGACTACAGTAGAAGCTACTGAGACAAATCAGGCAACTGAACTTTATGGCGGTCCCGATAGGGCCTATCAGAGAAAGAAGAAAGGTATAGAACATACCTTGAAGATGGAAAGGCAGTTCTGGTTTGGTGAAAGATCAATGATAACTACCGGTACACATCCCAGAAGGACAACCGGTGGAGTCCTTGAGTATATCTCTGATAATTTCTATGATGCAGGTGGAATGCTTACTGAGTCTGAATGGGAGAATTTCCTTGATACTGCCTTTACAAAAGGTTCAAAGATCAAATGGGGATTCATGTCAGGTTCTGTAATCTCTATAATCAATCTCTGGGCCAAAGGCCGAATGGAAGTAATGCCGAAGGATAAGACCTATGGACTGTCAGTAGTTAAGTACACTTCTCCTCATGGAGAGCTTAACATGATAAGGAATAGGCTGTTTGCCGGTGCTACTTACGGAGGTTATTGTGTAGTCCTTGACTTTGAGGATAAAGCAGTACAGCAAAGAGTACTGAGGGATACAAAGTTTAAGACCAATATCCAGGATAATGATGCTGACTCATGGAAAGACGAGTACATCACAGAAGCTGGACTTGAGGTTAAACTGGCAGATAGGCACGCAGTACTATACAATATAACAAGTTAGGAGGTATTTTAAATGAATTATGAAACAGCGGCACTTGCCGATATTTTGTCAAAAAACTATTCCAGGTATGTAGCTGATGATGCAGACATAGGATTGGTGGTAAGGTATGTAGGATCTGAGGATTCTGCCACCGTTACTGTAGCATCTGGCGACCTTACGTTTAAACATGGTGATGCGGCTTCAGAAGCTGATGATAATGCAAACACTATGGGAAAGGTAGTAGATCTTATAAATGCTTCTGCAAATTGGGAAGCAAGATTGGTAGATTGTTTGAGAGCTGATGCTGCAGCAGGATATCTCAAAAATTTATCTGAAGAGACTATTACTCCAAATACTGAGACACTCAATCTTCCGAAGGATACTTCAGCAGCCTTGAACCTTTCTATCAGTCTTTCCAATACTGGTATTCAGGCATTTCTTGATTCTCTCGGGAGTCCTTTTGAAGGTGATGCGAATTACTACATAAAAGCACTATATGGGACTTATGTAAATACTTATGGCTCTGGGGACTCCAAGATCCAGGTATATGACATAGATCCTGTAGCAGGTACTGAGAAGAAGATCTTTGAAGAAGTGGCAGCAGATACTACTGACCAGGGATATTCTAATTTCTACCTGTATGATGGGTTGGATGCTCTGGAGAAGGGCCATACCCTGCTTTATAGGTTGATAGGTTCAGCAGCTTGCACCGGTTGGGTAACTGCTTCCTGGAATATGAAGGAATATTAAAATAGTGGGGGCATTGGCCCCCCTCTTCCTAAGACAAAAAGGAGAAATTAAATGAAAGAAGTAAGATTCTTTACAAACAGAGGGATAAGGACCATGACAATGGTCATGAGACCCACATATACTACAATGGTAAATGGATTCCCTGCCGTTACACAGGGTAAGAGACTTGAATTTAAAGAAGGGGAATTCATAACTTCTGACAAAGATGAGGTAGATTATCTGAGAAATCATAAAAATTATAATAGCACATTCTTTGAAGACATAACGGAGACTGCAAAATCTAAAGTAAAGGTTTAGGTGATGCAAGATGTCTCGAAACTTTGGAGAACTGGTAGATGCAGTAATCTATAAGGACTTTGAAGCAAAGGCTAATATCGAGACAGAGATAAAGGCATGGTTAAATGATGGCTATATGCGAATGGCAGATCGAAACCTCAGATGCTTCAGGACTAAGTCTTCACAGGCTATAACTTCTGCATCACAAAGATATGCTATTTCTACAGCTTTGCCTTACTACAGATTTATGATAGAACAATGGACCACATCCGGTCCAATTGATTTTATTCCTGAAGAAAGGGCAATGGCCGTAATAAACTACGGAACTAACTTCTCAGATTGGGAAGAGGGTCCTCCTGTAACTTCATGGATTGATGGTGATTATCTTTACTTTTATCCTAAGATAGATGATTCCTATACAGTTTATTCTTATTATTATCATATACCGGATAGAATGTCAGGTGATGATGATACTCATTTGCTTCCTGCCAATAAAGAAGAACTTCTCATAAACTATGCAAAGATACTTTATGACTTCAGGGAAAAAGACTGGAATGCAGTAGATAGGCAAATAGCTATTTTTGAGAATGAACTGGAAAAATGGGAGATATCCGATATGAAGGTTTCTCAGAATAGTACTTCTATACTTGAATTGCAAAGAGAATATAATTCTAAACTTAAAGGAAGGAGGGCAAGAATATGGCCATAGGAGGTGATTTGAATGTCAGCTGATTATCCAACGGCTGTTACTACCAGGTTAAAAACTGCGGTTAATAATCTTAACTTTTCCTTATCTGCTGCAATAGGTGTAGGAGATTCTATTGTATATGTTACAAGCACTACCGGAGCTCCTTCAGCAGGATCCTTCCATGTAGGAAATGAGGTCATGTACTATACAGGAAAGGCTTCTGACAGATTTACCGGAGTATTAAAAGGACAGGATGGAACAGTAGATGCAGCACATGATACTGTCACAGGAGGTAATGAAGTAGTATTTGGTCCAGAAGCACATCATGTAAATAATTTGAATGAAGAA